CGCGGCGTCGAGCTTGCCGCTTGTCAGCAAATCGCCGACGGCGGGAAAGCGCAACACGATATTGAGAAAATCGGCGATCGCGACGCCCCTGACGCCGATCGTCTTGTCGCGGATCGCGACGCCGGCGGCAAGCGGCGCAATGTCTTCGAGAGTGTCCATTGATTTTTGCCCTGTCTTTTATTGGTTGGATTGAACGCGCGCCGCGCCAGCTCGACGCGGCGCGCGCGAAAACATCAGTTCAATTCGGCGACATAGTAGAAAGCGCCGTCGTTCATGACGAAAACGTCGGCGCTGCAATCGAATTGCATGTATTTGTCGCCGATCCATTTCATATCCTTGGGCGGGTTGATCGCGGCGCGCGCGACCAGCACTTGATATTGCTTGCCCTTGGTGTTTGCGCCGACAAACTGCCAAATCATATTGGCGCGGCCGGCGGCGCCCATCTTGACCAGGCGATGCGGCGCGGTTCCCGAAACGGTTCCGAGCGAGGTCAGGGCCAGGTTTTCCGGCGTGACTTCTTCGAGCGTCGCCGAGAATTTGGCGCGGCGTTGGGTTTCGGTGACGTCGTCGAGGACGGCAACGCCGAGACGGTTCGAATTATGCTCGATCGTCTTGACTTCGAGCTGAATGTCGAAATTGGAGACGTTGCCGACGTCATGGAGCGCGACAGAGGACCAGACGGCGGCGCCAGCGCCGTCGGCGAGGCCGGTTCCGACGCCCTGCGGTCCGGTCGTCGTCCCGGAAAGACCCGCCGTCGTGCAAGTGTACACGTTCAGCGGCTCGACGCCCGTCGACGGCGAGGCCGTGAAATTGATTACGGCGTCGCCGACCGCGTAAGTCGTCGAGGGCTCCCAAAAGGTCACATTCGGGTAGCCCTGCAACGCCGAAACGACGCCCGTTCCGATATAATAGTTCTGCGGGCCGACAATCATCTCGGTCATTTTTCCGTCTCCAAGTTTTAAGGTTAGCTTGAGTTTACGCGCGCGCCGCCTCAAGTATGGCGACGATTTCCTCGAAGGCGGCGGCGTCAAAGCCGTTAGGCCCGCAAGTGAATTCTGCTATTTCCGCGTCGAAATCGATCATGTCGGAGGCGATTTCTTTCGGCGACAGCCCGGCGAAATCGAAGCCGTTTTCGCGCGCGGCTTCGAGCGCACGCAGGACCAGGCGCGCCAGCTTGACGTTGCGGGCCATTTTTTTAGAAATCCGAGGGCGCGAGCGGATAAACGAAAGCGAAATGCAAGGCCATGTCGCCGATCATTTCGCGGCCGAGAAACAATTGGTTTTCCGAGCCGTGATAGAGAATGGCGCCGGTGCGCGTGACGAGCGCGCGCAAGGCGCTATCGGTGAAGATCGCCTTGTAAACCGCGCCGCGCAGCGCGTTCAATTTGGTTCCGACGTCGTCGGGATATTCGCCGACCGAAAGCACGATTTGCGGACGCATCCGCGCCAGGACGTCGCCGAATTGCTGGACGCGCGGCCCTTCGCCGACGTCTTCGACATGCTCGTCGCCGTCGAAAATCACAATCGCCGGCTTGAGGTCGGGCGAAAGATCGTCGCTTCGGTTGCGATAGGCTTCGAGCGCGTCGAACGGCGCCGGCAGCGCCGACAGGACCGCGACCAGGCGCACAAGGATCGCTTCGCGAATATCCATGTCAGCACGACGCCTTGATGAGAATGAAAACCAGCTCGCCGGACGCCTCGCCGTCGGGACCAGGCGCGGGCCGCGCCGCCTCGACGCGCCAGGCGACGCCGTTCAAGGCGACGTCGAGCCGGTCGAAATCTTTCGCCGCCAGGCCGAGCGCCGCGACGTCGGCGACGCGAACGGCGCAAGCCGGCCGCGTCGTCCCGTAATTGACTTTAAGGTCTTTCGTCTCGACGCCGCTCGTCATGTCGATCGCGGTCAAGCGCGCCGGCGCGCCGGTGGCGGGATTGCGAAAGGTCAAGGGCTTGCCGAAAAAGGCGTAAAGCGGCCCATACAGCAAAGAGGCGTAGTCAAAACCCATGATTGCGCCTCTTTGCGCTTTTGACGTCAGAAAGAGCCGTTCAGGCGAATGACGCCGCTCGACGACGGATTGGCGGCGACCGCCAGCGCGACGCCGATTTTCGGATTCGCGCCGGTATTGGACGAGGCCGTCACGACATGATTGGTGTCGTCCCAATACAGCGGCTCGCCGACAGTCCAGGCTTCGGCGGAATTTTTCGGCAGTGTGAAAACGCCCTTGGTGTCGAGCTGGACGCTCGCGCCGGACGCGGCCGCGCCGACGGCGACGCCAAACAGCGAGCCGACGAGCGCGCCGTCGCCGGAATTGAGCGCGCGCGGCGCCGGAACGCCGACAATATTGCCGGAAGAATTCTTGTTCATCATGGCGTAAGCCTCGTTTTAAGCGTGAATTTCGGAAGGGAAACCCGCGCGCAAAAGCGCGCGGGGCGCGGCGGCGGCCGCTGAAACCGGACGCGGATTAAGCGCCGGCCGACTTCAACATGGTGCGGAAATCGAGCGCCTTGACGCCGGCGTCCATGCGGATCTTCATCTCGACGCCGTCGACGTCCCAGCCGAGTTGCTGCTCCATCGTCGGCGCCTGGACGCCGTCGAGGTAAGACACTTCTATGGTGTCGAACATCGCCGGATCGGCGACGAGGTACCAGGCCGTCGTCGAGGCGGCGTCGAGGCGCGCGTCGGCCAGCACTTGCGCCATATTGGCGACCGGGTTAGCGACGCCGGGGTTTTGCTGCGACGGGTCGGACGACGAGCGGATGATCTGGCCGCCGGTTCCTTCGAGCGCCGAGGGGACGAGCAAATATTTCGGGCGAATGTTGAGGCCGCCGGTCGCGTTGGCGTCCGGGTCCTGTTGCGTCGCCATCTTCGAGCGCGCCGTATTGAGCGAGGTCGAAGCGAGCACCGACGAGCCGCCCGTGAGCAAGTTTTTGTGCGTCGCATGGAACAGCGCGACGCCGTCGCTCATGGCGCCGTTGGTCGTCAGGACGCCGAAAACAAGGTTGCCGACGGTGCGTTTCGCGGCGCGGCCCATGCGCGACGGCGCCCTGGCGATCACGTTGAGGTCGTCGTCGATAATGACCTGGCGCGTGATGCGGAATTTGCTTCCATAGGTCACGAGCTGGATTGTTTCGCCGCGATCGCCGATGGACGCAAATTTATATTCGGCGCCTTCGTCGAGCTGCGGCAGCGCCGGGTATAGGTTGAGGTTGACGCGCTTCGCCTGTTTGAAATCGGGCAGCGTTCCCGGCGTCGTCCAGAGCGGAAAGGTTTCGTCCTGCTCGTCCCATCCCTTCATCATGCCCTTGGTCGAGATATTCGCCAGGATATTGGCGAAATCCGAGGTCGACTCGCCGGCGCTTTCGTTGCGGATCGTGAAGGCGCGGCCGACCATAACCATATTGTCGGACGATTTCGCGGCGGCGTCGTTCTGGATGCGAAGGCTTTCGCGCGCGATTTCCTTCAAGCTCATGCCCGAAAATTCGTTGCGCTCGCCGTGCTTCGCGAGCGTGGTCGAGCGCGCCATAATGCCGAGCGTGGCGCCGACGACGAATTTGTCGCGGCCGTCGGCGATGACGCGGGCCGGCGCATGGTTCTGAATTTCATGGTCGCCGCCATTGGCCTTGGCCCAGGCGTTGATAATTTCCGCGCGGGCGTGGTCGAGCGTCGCGCCCGTCGCGACCAGGCTTTCGGCGAGCTTTTCGGGCAGCTTGGCGGCCCGGACGGCAGCGCGAATATCGGCGCCGCGCGCGCGCTCGGCGGCGACGGCGGCCTCGATCGCGGCGGCGGAAACGGCCGAAGCGTTGGCCTGGACGGCGGAGCCGGGCGCGTTATTGGCGCCCGAATTGTCGGTTTTCGTGGTCATGTTTCCCTCTTTGGTAAATGCGACGGGCGCCGCTTGCGCCGCGACGCCGGACGGCGGCGCGGAATTCGTCGCCGAGGCGGTGGCGCTCGACGAAACAGACAACAGCCGCGCCAACAAATCGGCCGGCAAAGCCGCGCAATCGGCGATCTTGAGAGGATCGGCGACGCCGGTCGCGAAGCCCTTGGCGATCGCGTCGTCGGCGGTCAAATAGGTTTCTTGCGCCATCATGGCGCGAATTTCGTCGTCGGCCAGGCCGGTGCGGCGCGCGTAAATGC